TCTGCAGATTCTTTATTTAGAATATTAATTGCATTATTTCTTTCTTTTTCTATTGCAGTAAAATCAGTAATACCTGCTAATAGCAATGTCTTTTTTTCTTCTTGAAAATGATTTTCAATATCTAATTCCTTTTGTTTCCTTTCAGTTAATAAACTTTTTTCAGCATCTGCAATTACCTTGTTAGCTTCTTGTAATCTTTTTTTTGCTTCATCATCTGATTGTTTTTTATTTGCTGCTGCATCATCTCCTGCCTTTTTATCTATTTCATTTATCTGATTCTTAAATCCTGCTTGTTGTTCTTTTAATTTATTTAAATCATCTTTTGCTGTCTTAATAGTTGCATCTCCATCTTTTGCAACCTTTACAGGATCAAATATCATATTAGTAATACCTGATGTAAAACTTTCTCTTAGGTTTCCAAACTGCTTATAAGTTGCATCTGATATAACTCCTATCTTATTTAATCCAAATGATACTGCATCTATAACTCCTAATATTACTTGAATAGGAGATGTAAGCATTATTATAATACCCTTTGTAAATTCAGCATTTCTTGTTGCTGCATCTACTTGTGCCTTTTTTGTATTCTCTGCATTTACAATATTTATTTCTGCTGCTTGTATTGCTGCTTCAGATTGCTTAACTTTTAATTGTAATATCTCCTTTTCACTTTTACCTTGCAGCTTTAGTTGTTGGCTTTGTCCATCAATAGCCTTTAATTTTTCCTCTTGTGTTTCAAGATTCTTTTTAGATTCTTCATTTAACTTCTTCTGCTCTACACTAACACCACTAACAACTTCCTTAATGTCATCCCAATATGCATAAATAGCACCCAATGCAATAACCAATAATCCAATACCTGTACTTCCTATTGCTGCTTTAATACCTTTAAATGCATCTACTGCTACTGTCTTTAAGTTCTTAAATGAATCCTGTGCTTCAGTAATGGCACTCAATCCTTGGCTTAATGCCATTGCTGCTTGTACTTTTACAAGTGTCTTTTCAAGATCCTTTGATTCACTACCAAACAATGCCTGTGCGCCTTGTAATGCTGCAAATCCACCGGCTACTCCACTCAATGCAGATGATAATGCTTGAAACTTTTTATCAGGAGAGAATGCCTCACTCAATGCTTTAGCATCTCCAATCCTATCTTTTAATCCTGCAACTGCTTTAGCTGCCTTAACTGCTTCAGCAGATGTTTCTCCAAACCTTTCACTCACTCTAACAAGTTCAGCATTAGCTTCCTTTAATTGAGTTTTAATACTCTTTATAGATTGATCTGCCTCACTTCCATCAAGTGTTATCTTCGCTGCTAATGTTTTTTCTGTTGCCATTTTATGCTAATATTAATCTTATTGAGTACCCTGTTTTTTTATTGTATGTACCTGAATGAAAATCAAATGTTCCATAATTATCAATAGAAAACCAATTAGCATCAAATGATAAATTATCTGAACACCAAAATACATTTGCTTCTTCTATTGAATTAAATATATAAGATCCACCACTATTAACCCTTTGTCCTGCTCCTCTTGAATTAAATAATAATTCATTTGTTCCTGCACCATTAATCCAATATGCAGAATCAGTTGATGCTACTTTTGATGCATCATTTCCTGCACATGATTGTAAAAGTGCAAAATCTTCTAACTTAGGAACTCTCCATCCATTAGGTGCTAATCCTCTTGGATCATTAATAGCATACCAATTATATAACTTGCCATATAAAGCCTCATTAGCAGGATCATTATCATAATAACACCATGCTCCTTCTGTTGCATTTGCCCATTCAGTTGCTCCTGTTATTTCAGGTATCTCATCTCCATTTGCATACTTAGAAACATTTAGATTGCTGCTCATCCATACACTATCACATATCTTAACATTTGGAAATTGAACAAGTGAATTATTGTAATTTGTATTAACAACTCTTAATAATTCAACCTTGCATAAATTCTCTACACTCCAATCAGCTATCTTAATCAATCTATACAATGCACCATCTAAATAAATGAACTTGCTAAAATCAATATTGAATATATCCTTTTCAGTCAGATACATTTCAGCAGTTACCAATCTTGAGTTCTTATCAGTAATCTCTGCCATGTATCCTGAATAGAAAGAATTGAATAGATTATTCTGCAATGATCCTTGAAGTAGTGTAAAATAAAGTTCTGTTGTTGCTCCAAAATTTATATCAGCATTAGGAAGATCAGGATTATCAAAATGCCCTGCATAAAGATAATCTGTTCTATTTTCATAAGTAGCACCATCAACACTTACTCTATATTCTTCAATGTCAGTAATATATTTAACTTGCATTATCCTAATATTATGAGCAATCTTTTCTTCTACATCATTACTTTTCTTATAAATATTAGAAACTACTTTATCCTCTCCGGAATAACCAACAAGAACAGAAGGAGAAAATATTACTTCCAACTTCTTATTCTCTGTTGCAAACTCTAATTGGTTATCAAATATCCTATTCCCATAAACTAAATTCCACTTCTTTTTATATTGCTCATTATAGAAATCTGCATCTGACTTATAATTATACTCATAATATCTTGCATTAGTTTCACTCATTGGTTTGATAGTGATAGGTTTTGCCCTATTCAATTTATCAGACCAATCATCATAATAAGTTAAATCATAGAAATCAATGTAAGGAATGATATTAAGATGCTTTGATTTGTACTTATCTTCAACAACCATTAGATTAAACATCTTCATTATGGAAGTAAAGAAATCTTTTTGATATATGTTTTTAGGTATTGTATCATTAATTTTAATAGTGTCATCATAATTATAAAGAATAAAACTATCAGGTTCTGCTTTAATATTTAATTGTGCATTATCTATTATAATATCAAATGCACAATCCCAACTACCATCTCTAATATTTTTAATATCAACAAATATCTTCTCTCCATTGTTAATTGTAGATACTACATCAATCGTAACATTAAAATCTAAATAATCAGGAGCAGCACTAACCCCATTTATTGTACCATTAATAAATCCTTCATAAGTTCCTAAGATAGTTCCATTGTCATTCATTATTCTTAACTGAACAGGTGGACCACCATTGTTCCAATATGTTGTATATCCTATAATGTCATATGGAAATACATCACTTCTTTCAGGAATATATAATTGAGTGCTTAATTTATATGATCCCTGAATAAATAAAGTTGTCTTTGTAGTTATTGGAGTTACATAATTTGACTCAAAATCTGTTGATGTATAAGTAAATCCATTTACATAAGGTGGAATATTCCATTCAATTAACCTATCAAATTGCCCATCTCTACCAACTGATTCATTATAAGTTTGTGATGCTATTGCTTCAACATAGTTTACAATACCTCTCTTTTGTAATTCAATATCATTGTTAGGTATTATTAATCTTCTGAAGAATTGAGTATCAAAAAATAATGAATCATAAGTATAACCTGCATCATTGATTATCTTCTGCATATATTCTCTAACAAATAATGCAGGGCGAAATGCTCTATATGAATAATCATGTTTATTATCTGAAACCAATCCATAATCAATTAATGGATAAACATAACCTGATCCATATTGTTTGTGTACTGAATTAATATTAGTATAAGGAAAATGTTCATTTGTTATTGTTCCATCTAATGTAATTCTTGTAAATGGAGCAAAGGAACTTCCAAAATTAATATCTAATACTTTATAAACTCCATTATTACTTGCAGTTCCTGAAATTAATATTTGATCTCCAATCTTTATTTTAGTTAATTGAACTCCATTAATACCTAATCCATGTATAGTATAGGGATAAGAACCAACTGTGAAATATGCATCCTGACTTAAATATTCATAATCAGCATCCCAACTTCCAAAGATTGATGAAAGATTATAATCATTATCATATGCACTAAAATCAATATCTTCTATTCTCTTATTTCCAAGTGCTGAAACAAATCCGCCTAATTCCCCAAACAAAACAATCTCATACTCAACATTTACTCCATCTACAACAATGCTCATCAACCTCATTACTCCCTTCATCACTTGCAATCCATTCATTTCAATCATTGCCTTTGCTGACTTGGAAGCATTGTAATTGTAGAATACATTTGGATTATTATCATCAGTGATATTGCTATTGGTAAATTCAAAGATGTTACCAAATATCTTATTATTCCTTGCAGTTCCCGGTATTATGATTGTCTTAGTAAATGAAGTTGATTTACTATCAATATTTACAATGTCATCAATGGAATAAGTTATCTGATTAGTTAACTCTGCATTAATATCTAACTCCTGATTTTCAATGAATATCCTTGTCATCTTCTTGTTGCACTTCTTTTTTGATTAAGTTCAATCTCTATTTCCAATGTCTTTAGCTTAGATGAAATCCTCTGTATAAATTCATAGTTAGTATTCTTTATAGTTACAGGATAGAAATAATTATATCCATTATTTTTCTCTTGTAGATAAATCAATGGAGAATAAATCAGTTCTGCCAACCATCTATATTCTGCATCAGTAGGATAGTTCATCATTAACTTCATGGAGTAATCCATGTTTTGTGCATAGTTCACTTTTGTTTCTCTGTATATTTCATTGTTATCCATGTACTGAATGTGAGTACCACCAATATTTGTAACATCCCATCCTTTCTTTTCAAATGCTTTTCTTGTTACTGCCATATTTAATTTACTCACACAATCAAATCGTGCAGTATCAAATACTCCTGCTGCATTCATAAAGTGCAGTAATCTTGGCTCATGGTTGCCTTTACATACCATATTAACTTTAAATGATTCTCCTATACCAAAATTATTTCTAAATACATAATATTTAACATTTGAATCAATTACAGGCCCATCGCAAGATATATTAATTTGTAATGGAGAAATATCTAATTGAAAATATCTTGACAATATATTATTGTAAGAAAAACGAAAAGGAACTCCTAATGCATAAGTGCCATCATTATAATAAATATCTACATAAAAATAGCTATCATTAGATCTTCCATCAAGTTCTAAATTTACTCCTATATATAAATGTTCTTCATTATCGGTATAATCATTTGCAAAATGTACATTAGCTTCTAATGGTCTGTTAGTTATAAATTTATTATTGTATGAATTATATAATGATTGCTGCTTACCCCATGCATTAGGAACATAATTATAAGACATTGTATTACCTGATGCCATATTTAATTGAGTGATACCGCTATATCCTATGTTATAATCTTCGCCTATCTCAACTGTATAAGGAACTCCTATATTGTAATCATGTAATTCATTTACTAATACACCTTCAAAAGCATTGCCACTATTATCAAACCAATCTATTACTAATTCATTTCTGATTATATTACTTACATCAAACCAACCATAACTGCTATTAGGATCAGGGAATACCTTTGCAAGTATTATTGATTCTCCAAGATAGTTTTTAACTTCAAACACATACTTGAAATTATCAAGTGCCACATTATCACTTAATGCTCCCCATATTAACTGCTCATTGATTGACGACCAATCAGTAGGTATGTTTACATCTGTAATTGCCATTATATTTCTTTTAATCTTATAAAAATATCCTTATTAAATGCATCAACAATTTTAGCATCAATATCTTTAAATGTCTTTGCAACTGCTTCATCTAAGTAATCTGTTCTTTTAATACCTACTGCTTTAATAATTCCTATCAATGCATCTGCTTGTTTTTCTATATCTGACTTCTTACTTGTTTTAACTTTCCTTTCCAATCCTTCTTTGGCATACTTTACATTCCTAACTTTAGCCTTCCCTGATTGAATGTATTTTATTATGTTCTTTCTGCCATCTGCACTCATTCCAAAACTCTTAAACTTATATGGAGATGAAGGTGCATTGCTATTCTTTACAACTCCCTGAACTCCCTGATTAATAAAATCAGCATAATAGTTCATGTATAATTCTAATGTCTTTTTCTCTCCTTCAGTTCCAAATTTAAACACAAAGTTTTCATCACTCAATAAAGATCCTGATGCAATCAATCCTTTTGCCCTTGCAGATTCAGCAATATTAAGTTGTAGTTCTTCCCCTAACTTTTGAAGTTCATCCTGTATTGCCTGACCTTCTTTAAGAAGAAAATCATCTTTACCGCCTGTCCATTTGAATCCTTCTGTATTGTTCTTCATCTACTTCTCTCTTTAATTTCAAATATGTTAAATCATTTAAAAATTGAAGTACAGGTAATTCCCATACTTCATTTAAACTGATAGCTTCAAATTCTGATACCACTTTGGCGGAGTAAACCCATCCAAAGATTTTTCCAAAATTCTTTGCAGCACTTCCACCTTGATCCCCTCCTGATTCTTCAAAGAGGATAGGGAACTTTCCATTGACTTCCATAAAAGAGCGTAAAAAAAAACCGCACATTGATAAGCAACATTGAAATCTGCCTGTAAGAAATCATCTGCATACTTGCTATGATCCTCTGCTTTAAACTTCTTTATCTTCAATCCATTCCAACTCCATGCCATTGGAGTGCACATTGTTGCCAATATCATATGAAGATTAGGTATAACATCTTTGCAATATGTTGCCATCTCTACATATCTACCGGCATTCAGTTGTTCAATATCCATGTTTAAGAAATACCATCTGCCATTTGCCTTAATGATATTCTTAGGTTTCCCATTAATTAGTTCTTTGTCAAAGCCTTCAAATGACTTATTAATTTTATGACATAATTTATTAAACTCACTTGTTTTCAGTTTGGAAACAGAGAACTCACTCATATCAGCAAACACTTGTACAAGCATAATTGCCTTATCAAGTTCATCCATTTCCTGATTCTGAATCTGATATAATTGTTGAAACTTTTGAATTGTCATCATTATATTATGGCGTTTTTTGATTTAATTATATGTATCTGTAAATTCCTGTATGTTTATTCTTATCCCTGCACTTGACTGCAAGTGCTAAAGCATTCACACAATCATCATGAAATCCTGATGGAGCATTGTACCTAACTCCTGTTGCAGTATATTGATACTCAAATATATTTAACTCATCTTCTATTATCCCTGAAGGAAATGAAACATGATTATTGTGAATCTTTGAAACAAGCAACTCCATTAACTGCTGCTTAGATGAAGATGTGTATTTGAATCCTTCCATCTGATAGAAGTGCTTTTGTAGATCTTCAGTAATGGCATCTCCAACTCCTGTTGAATCTATCATAATCGGTTTGTTCCTGTCAATCTGTAATATGGTTTCTTTGGTTTGTTTCCAATCTTTCTGAAAGCGTTGGAAATGCGTAACAACTCCGTTAGCATCCAAACCAATAATGACAGTCCAATCATAAGACTTTGCCAAATCAATACCATAATAAGCAGTAGTTTCATTTGATAGTGGTTTTATACATGATTTAATTTTATCAGATCCAAAAGGATTGGCAGCATTCTCCATTGGGTTAGCCATGTACTCTTGCTGAAATACAGGATGTGGTAATAGATTCTTAGCTTCATCAACCTCTGACTTATCTATGTATGGATTATCGTATGTTGTAAATTTAAATGACTTCCAATCAGGAGTTCCATCTTTCATAAATAAAGAATAAAAATAATTCTTTCCTTTAGGAGTTGAAAGAAATAATGCCCTTCCTTTATAATCTGTTAATGTTGGTCTGATTGAATTTAACCAACCTTCTTCTAAGTTAGGAATAAATGATGCTTCATCAATCACAATAAAATGAAACTTCCTACCTCTTAGATTATCCAATCTTTCCCCTGTATAAAATTCAATGCTTCCACCATTAGGGAACTGAATGATAAGATCAGATTTGTTAGATTCAAAAGGTATTAGTTGTATTAGTTTAGCAAAGAATGTTCTTGCAAGTTGATAGGTAGGAGTGATGTAAGCTACTTGATGACCTTTGAATGCAGCAAGTATAATTTCTATTTGTGCAAGTTCTGATTTCCCAAACCTTCTGCCACAAAGTACAACCCTGAATCTTGTTGAATCGTCAAGGATTGCTTGTTGGTTGGTATGTGCTTCAGGAAGTTCTATCTGCATATTATAATTTATCCTAATTCAATCTAAGGCTATTTTAAGGCGATTGTAGGCACTTTTGCCTTTTACTGATAGATTCCTTACCTTTTTAATTAAAATGTCCTAAATCAATCCTAATAGCTTTACGCACTTATTCAAAGGTTAATGTGTTATATAATCCACATTTTAGTATAATTTGCGTATTATATCGTACATTATCGGATATTTTACAATTTAATGTATGAATTTTACCACATTATCGGATATTTTCCGACTTAGTGCATGAAATATACCACATTATTCATGCAATTTGCACAATATATTTGACAGGTTTATTATGCAAAAAACTTGACTTTTTGGTACTAATAGTACCTTTTTGCATAAGGTACTTAAACTCACTACCTTTTGCAAAAGTTTCCTTTTGTGTAAACTTTACATCAGTCATCCAACTCTTCTGAACTTTCAGCTCCATCTGAAGGATTCCACATCATAATATAGTTTTGCCTTTAACAAATACAATCTCAATCTTATTGTCTGAAATTACCTGTGCAGTTTCTTTAGGCTTCCCATATACCCTTGTAAGTAAAGTATCAATGGAATACAATGATCCTTTCTTCAGGCTCTTAAACATGGCATTGGCTAATGTCTTTTCTAATATTGTAGAATTTGTATTATCAAATACATCCTTCAATTCATCCAAGTTCATTTGCATCATTACTTGAATAGTATCATTTATTTCAGATAGCTTATAACCTGATTCCCTTAATGTTGTTATGTACTTCTTAGGTCTGCCATTAGGATTTGCAGTTTCTCCCTTCAATGGAACTTTTAAAGTTCCTCCATTCCTTCCCTTGATTTCTCTTGGCATACTCTGTTTTTACTTTGTTTAATTAAACATTTTGTTATAATGAACTTCAATTAGATAATCCATGTAATCCTTCTTATCTCCATACTGAATATGGCATCTCCTACATACTGCCATCAGATTCTCAATATCATCCTTTTCAGTTCCACTCATTCCCCTGCAATCAATGTGATGAATATCTACTGCCTTATCTGAACATATTTCACATGGTATAAAATCTGATTCATCATAACCAAAATATTTAAAGTATATTTTAGTATGCTTTTTCATAAGGCAACCCATTTCTTTTTACTTCTAAAGTAGGATCAAGTTTTAACATTCGGTCAATTATCACTTGGCAATACTTAGGATCAAGTTCCATACCATAACACTTGCGTTTAAGTTGATGAGAAGCAACCATTGTTGAACCTGAACCAAGAAATACATCTACTATTAAATTACCAATATCAGAGGTAGCTTCAATTCCTCTTGCTGCTAATTCAATAGGTTTTTGAGTTGGATGAATATAATCTTTGCTTTTATGGTCTCCTGTTTCCCAAGTATTACCTTGTCTAATTCCTCTCAATTTAACTTTTCCTTTAACTGCATAAATAGCAAATTCGTGTTGATTCCAAAATGATTCTAAATCTCCTAATCCACCAGCTTGTTTTACCCAAACTATGCAATTTGTAACTTTATAACTTTGTTCTACTAATTCAATCCACTTTCCATATACATCCCATCTTGTCCAAACATAAATTGCTGAATTATTATTTATTGGTATAATTGGTAGAAATGAGCAATCAATTACATCATCATTTTTAATATATTCAAATTCATCCTTTCGTTTATTTGATTTATAACTTATTCCGTATGGTGGGTCAGTAAATACCATATCGGCTTTATTCCCATTCATTAACTTCGCAACTGAATCACTATCCGTTGAATCTCCACAAAGCAAACGATGCTCACCTATTTCAAATAAATCTCCAATAACAATATCAGTTTTAATTTCATCAGGTATTTCATAATCATCCTCCTCTGCTTCTAAATCCTTAACTGCAAAATCAGGAATATCTAATCCCCAATCTGTTAATTGCTCTGCATCCCAATTATTTGCAAGATCATCATAATCCCATTCTCCAAATCCAACATTGTCTTTAATAACAAACTCCCTTCTTTTTTCTTCTGTCAATTCATCTGCCATCAATACCCATGAATCAGGAATATCTTTATACTTTAATTCCTGCAATGCCTTTAATCTCATATTACCACCCAAAGGATAAATACTTCCATCAACATCAGTAACACAAACTATTGGTCTTTTCTCCATCATTTCAGGGAACTCTGAAATTGATTGCACTAACTTTTTGAACTTGTCATCCTTTATTAATCTTGGATTATTAGGATTGCTTTTAATTTTACTTAATTTCATATTTGAGTATTATACCATCTATAAATTGTTACAAGCATTTCAGCAATACATACTGAACAAGCATCATTGTAATGATAGTGAGGATCATGCACCTTATAAGCATCAACAACTTCCTTCCTTACATGAGAGTGAAAGTTCACTATCTCCCCTGTTTTCATGTACAGGTCATAGATGCCTTTATGATTTAATAAGGTCTGCAAATGCTTCCCTTCTTTCAACATTGGTATCTCTAAGTTCATATCTTTCTTTCGCCCATTCGTAGAGTTTTTCGCCATAATCTTCCCTTGCGGATTTATTGTTAATTAAATAATTCATATGTTTATACCAATCACTTTGATACTTTACCCATAATACAGGAATGTCATTATCTTGCTCTCCCATGTAATAAGGCTCAACTTGACTTACTATGCATGGTATCTTCTTTGATGCTGCTTCAAGTAGTTTAAGGTTTGACTTGCAGGAATGCCAATCTGATTGCTGCAATGGTATCAGCATAATATCAGCATCTTCATACATCTGCATGTACTTAGTAGGAATAGTCCCTTTCAATAATTGGTAAGGCAATTTCCTTGCATTAGTATAATGCGATACTATCCTATCCCAAGCAATTTTAGATGCAGAATTTAAATCATTATATCCACCTAATACCATTTCTATTCTATTCTTCTGATCCATTAATCTCTTGACCGGATTCTTTAGTAAAGCAATATCTTCCTCATGTGTAATACTCCCTGCCCAAAATATTCTAATCTTATCTGAATAGCTTTTAGCATCAGTAAATTGATGCATACCAAAAGGAATGCTATTCTTAAATACTTTTACATTTGAATTAATTGGTCTAATTTTTTCAGCTAATCTTTCATTGGTAGTTGTTACCATATCAGCATTTCTTATATTGTTTTCTAATCTTTCTTCTAAGTGAACATAGGCATTGTAGCTAATGTGATTAGCAGGAAGTTTCCAAGCATCATCTAAATCAATAACCACTTTGCATCCTAACTCTTTTTTAATCTCATTCAAATGAGCATCAAATGGAGAGAATCTATTGAATAAAATTATATTCCAATTCTGCTCTAATACTTCCATTGTTGGAAGATTAGTAACATATCCTTTAATATCTTCCATGAATCCTATAGGTAGTAGCACCCTATGATAACCACAACCTGAATCCATTGATGAAAGTCCTAATATATTCATTTTAATTTACTCCCTATATATCCTGATGCAAACATTACTAACATACAATTAGAAACTACATCAGGAGCAAAGAACAAAACTAATCCTGTCCAAGCAGATAAGCAAGTTACACAATCAAAAGGCTTTAATCTCTGATGTGGTCGCATATCATATATCTTCTTAATCTTGGAAGGAATACCTGCAATGTTCACAAAGTAATAAGAAAAAAGAATAGATGCAAGAATTTTAATAATCATATTTTTAATTTAAGTTCATAATAAAATTAGCTTCAAATAGTTCTTCATTGATAATATAATAACCCAATCCCATAATCTCAACTGATTCTTGCGCTTCCTCAAATGACCTTGCAATTATATCCATTCCTTCATATACTTGTAGCTTACCTGTCTTAGGATTAACCGCCTGTACTAAAGATGAATATAATTTGTAAACCTCCATCACTTCATCTTTTTAATCTTATCCTTTAGTTCCTGCCTTGTCTTTTTTACAATCTTGAAAGCATGTAATCTTGGAATGCCAAAGTAATCTGCAACCTTCTGACAACTCCTTAACTCAATGTACTTCTGAAATATCATTGATTCATGCGCCTCATTAGGATCTATCAATAATTTATCTTCTAATATTCTTTTTGCATACTTGACAATTCCCATATCTAACCTATCTGCTTCAATGCTTTTCATCCATTGGTAAGCCTTTTCAAAATCCTGATGCTTCTTAAATACCTTGTTAAACTCTGACCTCTGCAATGTTCCCATCTTCCAAATAATCATTAATGTAAATCCTATGATGTTTCCTTCTTTGTTAATCTTCAATAATTTATCGCAGTCATAGTTCAACAATACCATTGCCATCTCCTGCTTCAAATCTTCCTGCAATTCAATAGGATGAATATTGGATAGCAGTTTATTTACTGAAGGATGATTATACATCTTTTCAATTATTTCATTACACTTGCTCATTTGCCGACAAAGTAAACATTATTTTTTAATATTCAAAAGCTGTAACACTTCCTCTATATTATGGCAAATAGTTACTTGTCCTTTCCATAGTGCATGAAATTCTATTTCATCAGGAGTTAATTTCCTTGCTGATGGTGGCTTATCCCCATCCTTTATTTCAACTAAATAATTAAATCCTTTATACCCAATAACTATATCCGGGAATCCTTTGCCTAAAGTATGGGTACTAAAAACCGAAAGACCTTTAATCTTTCGGCAGTTAGTCATTATCTCCTTGTGGTTTGCATCTGTTTTTCTGATCATCTAACTAAATTATTAATTGATAATCTATACATTGATTCTTTCATTTGTTTGTTTGAATTAGGGAAGTAATCTCCTTTCTCATAGAATGTTGCACTATTGTAAAAATCATTTTTACTTATAAATCCTAAATCATGCAGTACTTTATTTTGGCAGTCATAACAAAAGAAATAATAAAAATCAGTTAAATAATCCTTTTGATATTCGTTTACATGAATAGAATGATTTAATATTGGTGGATATTTCTGAATAATAGTTTTTACATCTACTCTTTTATCCTTTAAAAGAAAATCAGTTTGCCTGTCTGTATTGCTCAACCTTTTAGCAGCAGGATATTTATTAGAAAATAATATTTCTCCCAATGCACCACCTATTTGATCCTGTTCATTGTCTGATAGAGTATATTTATTCCCTTTGAAATCACTCCAAGTTTCAGCCTGTAATAATAATTCTTTAGTTATTTGATGTTGTTTAAACATATTATTTACCTCTTTTATTTTTAGAAATAGTAATCTGAATAGTGTCATAAACATTGTCATTCATAGTTTGGCCATCACAACTCCGGTAACCTATTACCCATGCATGACCTACAAACTTATAAATGCCTGTACTTAGATTTGCTGCTTGTGGTTTATTAACTCCATTAATATTCTTCCATGTTATTCTTGCAGTTGTATTCCCTGCTATCTGATAAACTTCACTTCCCATATTAGGAGATTCTGTTAATGGAGATGTTCCGCAGGTATTCAGATAAGCACTATAATCACAAAGGCAAACAGAATCTACCCTAAAGTATGAGGCATCACTACCCATTGTTATTGATGTAGAAAAAGGACTTTTGGATTGATAACTTTGTTCTTTGGAGCAACTGAAAAGAATGATTGATAATGCTGCTAAAATTTTAATTTGATTTTTCATGATGTGGATTTATATTTAAATTAATATTGATGAATTATCTCCATTTATGTAATCACTCCACTCAAAGAATCCTGTTGTATTCTCTTTTGATCTTGGAGTGTAAATATATCTATCTTCTTTGTTCTTCTTTCTATACTGCATTGCACATCTATTATCGCAATAGAAATGTATGCTATTTCTTTTAGGTTGTTTTAAACCACAATTCTTGCAGTTTACATATCCTTTAAATGTTGGAGTTGTTCTCATTTTATATAATTTAATATGTGGCAAATTACATCAATAGTCCATCCATTCCCAAGCATCTTGTATCTTTGACTATCTGATACATGGTTAGTATAATTATCTTTTACTGTCTGCAACCTTTCACATTCTATTGGAGTTAATCTTCGGATGCCTGAATTAGTTATTATTCTTTCATCTGCACTTGTACTTGTTATGGTAGGAGCAATTCCATCTTCATCATAAACCCTATTAGTTTTATCAAATACACTTTCTCTTTCCTCAAATTCAATAATTGCTTGGTCAAACTCATTGGTTTCTATTTTAAGCAATTCTTTAAGTTTAAACCATATATTTCTATCAGGTATTGAAAAATAATTATCTGTTCTGAACCAATGTTCAACCATAGTTTTTGGAACTTGTAAGGCTTCTGCAACTTCTTTATTAGTTTTACATCTATATTCCTTGAGAGTATATTGAAATTTTGGTATATCAAGTTCATATTTTCTAAAAGAAACTATTTCAGGTATATCGTATTTTATTATTTTTCTAATTGTTGATATATTTCTAAACTCTACTGCATTTGTATTTCCTGTATCTAAACAATATGTCTTACCATCTTCTCTGCTCAAATGTCCTGTATCTCCCTTTCCTGTTGTTGAACTTCTTGGCATTGTATTGTGAATTATGAAATTGTCATCCATCCTATTCTTTCCCGGATTAGTAATTGTTCTTCCTTTATTATTTCCTTCAGTTGGTTTGAAACAAAATCCACCACCTGAATCATTGTATTTTTTTGTTTTAATATTAAATGAATTAATCATTGTATCACTTAAAAAATACTTTTTATCAACATCACTTTCCAAAACATCTTTTAATAATATTCCTTTATCTTTTGGCTGCTTAATAATACTTTGCATATCTCCAAACAATCCACTTGATTCCATTCCTATATTAGTCCAATAGATTCTCTTCCTATTTTGTGCAGATACCAATGATGAATTTATATGAATGCCATTTACTCCAATAGCTTTGCTTAATATCCTTTCCCATTTCTCTCCCATCTCAACATTCTCCAACAAAAAGTATTTTGGTTTAACTTCATTAAGTAATCTCATATATTCCCAAAATAAATAAGATTGACCTTCAAATTCAAATCCATCTGCTTTTAATTGTAGATAATGTTCTAAAGTTAATATTTCAGTTTCACATTTTGTTGCCATCCCTTTCCGCTTTCCTGCAAATGAAAATGATTGACATGGACTGCCACCCATTAATAAATCAATCTTTGGTAATTTATACCCATCAATATCAACAACACTTCCAAGTTGAACAGTATCAGGATAGTTAGCCATTGTTACTTTGATAGCATATTTATCTATTTCAGATGCAAAATATTTATCTACTTTAAAACCGCATCTTTCAATAGCCTGTTGCCCACAGCTCATTCCATCAAATAAACTTAATACATTCATTTGTTATTTTTTTCATTGTCAATTAATCCTACCCATATAATTGATATGGTAATTACTATTACTAATTCTATTGCTAATATTAATATCATATACTTGATTTATAATAATCTCTTATAGCTACTCTCCTTGCAAGATTCTGCACTATTATCTTTTCTTTGCCTTCCAAATATCCTGCTTTAATCATCTCCTTATACTCTTTTAATCCCAACCTTCCATTTTTATCTACATCATTTCTTAACTCCTGCTCCCTCAAATCTATTGCAATACTTAATACTTCATTCTTTCTCTGCTCATTGAAATCTATCAACTTCAACTGAATCAAATAATCAAATAAAAATAATGGTATTAATTTGAAATCCAAATCTTTTATCCTGTATTCTTCAATATCTTTTAACTTTTCATCATCTGTGCTTTGTGGCATGTCTATTTCTTTTTGTTTCTCAATCTGCTTTTCTTTATTCAATTTCTTTAAATAATTTCTATACTCATCAAATACCTTAACAAAGTATGGTATTGAAAATTGGTCGTATGGATTAGTTTCTACTTCAAATACTTTCTTAATAGCCCAATCAAATGCAAGGTAAATCTCATCTATATTCCTATGCCCATAATTTTGTTTGATGTAATTGAATATAAACTGATCCTCTTCCTGATTAGGATAAAAATGTTTCTTTAATCCAATCAACCAATAAACTTTAATAAATACCTGTGATAGTTCAAAATCATTGCATTCAGATATTAACTTACTGCTACTTGTTGCTTTCACGATACCTATTTGCATATTCAATACTTGCTGCAATTCTCTGATCTGATTCGTAGGAAAGTCCTTTTTTATCAATTCCATTTTCAAATTTTTGAGTTTTAATCCAATTTACAAAATGTTTAAATACTTCCTTATCTGAGTTATAAAATTTATCTCCTGTAAGTTTTTCTAATCTAAAGGCTTCCCAAAGAGAAATAATTTTTTGTTCTTCCAATCTCTTTTTTTGCAGGGTAAACATTTGCTCCTGAATGCTTGTAATGTAATTTGAAGGTAAATTTACAATATCATTAAATTCATATTTTTTGCCTATTAATAATATTTCCTTTCCTTTTATTTCCTTTCCTTTCCTTTCCTTTATAGCATTGCCTTCGCATTCAGGTCGCAATGCGTTCGCATCTCCCCACCTTTTATTAGCTGATTGTGAAGCCTTTACACTTTTCTCTTTCCTTTTATCCAACCTATTTTGGACAGAATTTGACCAAAATATAGTACCATCATTTTCAAATAAATCATAGTTAGTAATTATATTATTGATAGTATCAGTATCCGACCTTAATTCGTATGCAATGCATTCGCAATCCATTCGCAATGCGTTCGCATTCTCATAAAGCATTTCTATCAATCCCCAATATAATCCATAACCATTCCAAGTATAATCCTTTAATAACCTGATAATCTTAGGATCACATCTTGCATGAAAATCATGGCTGAAGTAGTAAGTATCTTTCATAATTTTTTAATTTGTTCATCAATAAAATCCTTAATTTCTTCCCAATCTTTAAC